CTGGTATTCCTATTTGTTTATACACAAAATATGATTCTCTTACTGATATTATAAAAAATACGGCGTATCCAAATGTTAAATTAATGAAAACATATAATTTAGAAGAGACTCTGGTTTACAAAACATGTCAACACCTAGAATACTCATTGCCAGATACTAGAAATTTTGAGAAAGATACTGCAGAACATATTCTTATCAGGCATTCTGTATTAGAATTAGTAAACCATGCGATTGAAGAGAATCCCTGGAATTCAACTCATTTTTCATGGATAGATATTTCAGAGAAATTTATATTTGATAACACTGACAACATAGGTGAGTTTTTATACATATTATCTACGCGGAAGTTTGCATCTAATATTTTTCTATTACCAGGTTGTTGGAATAAATTAGATAAAAACAAGGTAGACGTTGTATTGAACGCAGTTCATTGGCGATTTTCCGGGTCACTATTTTTAGGAGATACTCAATCCATTTCTCAATTCTATAGTATTTACAAGTCAATGTTTGATACGTTTATTAAAACTCATAAAAAATTGGTTTGGGATTTTAATTTTTGGGCATGGTTAGAAGCCAATACGGATTGGAAACCAGACTGGTATTATGGTGACCATAATGATAGTATATTTAAAATACCAACTAAACATTATGTTTTATTGTTAAATAATAAACTAAATAAAACCAGATATGATTACCCAGTCATTGAAAACTTTTTCCCATCTAATACAGCTTATCTTTATCATGATGGCACACATATTTTAAATACTAGATTTGTGAATTATTCTTATGGGTCAAACGGAAGATATATAATTAATCATCCAAAAAATACGATTCTTACGAAAAACATTGTCTCATTATTGAATGATGAATTGTTACCGAAAGGTTATCATGAAATGGATGAAACCAATATTGGTCTTATATCTTACGATATGTATTCAGTTGGATTAGAAGATATACGGTTATATTCATATAACGGTATAGTTAAATTTATAGCTACGAATGTGAATTATGTCGGTAACAGAGCAAACCGAATGATTATAGGGGAATATGATATTAAAAACCATTGTTATGTAAATAGTAAAATAATACAACCACCAACCAAAACCTCCTGTGAGAAAAACTGGGTGCCCATAATCAAGGATGGTAATGAATTGTTTATTTATACATGGTCGCCATTTCAAATCGGTAAAATTAACCAGGAGACGAATGCGCTTGAAATAGTTGAATCACACAACATATCGTCTCCTGATTTTCATAGGATTCGCGGTTCTACTATTTTTATTGATTATGATGATAGCTATATGATTGGTGTTGTTCATTTCTGTGAAGAAACTTGGCCACGACAATATTACCATATGTTAGTCATATTAGATAAAAATACTTTGAGACCCATTAGTTATTCAGACCCATTCTGCTTTCAACATTATGGCGTAGAATTCTGTATTGGGTTTACTATGATAAATGAAGATTATGTATTTTGGGTATCCAAAAAAGATAATGATACTGTTATGGTAAAAATAGATAGTAGTGAAATACCTATACATCACAAAATAAAAAATTGATATTGCAATAAATAATATAAACTTTGTTAATTATATTATATATTCAGATGCCGTTTTACGCTGTTGCAAATGGGCGAGATATCGGAATTTTCTCAACATGGGATGAGTGCAATAATTCTGTAAAGGGTTATAAGAATGCTCTTTATAAAAAGTTTGATAAAAGAGAGCTTGCAGAAGAATTTATTCAAACAAACCAACAAAATTCTATGGTTGAGAAAGTGGACGATTTTGTTCCAGATTATTATGTCTATACTGATGGTGCATGTTCAAATAATGGTAAGCCAAATGCAGAAGCTGGAATAGGAATTTATTTTGGAGAAGATGATGAGCGTAATGTATCGCAAAAAATAGAAGGTAATCAAACAAATAATGCTGCTGAATTGACTGCAATCATTGAAACATATTCTATTATTGAAAATGATGTGGTTGATGGTAAAAAAGTGGCTATTGTTACTGATTCTGAATATGCTATGAAGTGTGCGTCGTCGTATGGAGAAAAATGCTATGGTGAAGGTTGGAGTAAAGATATACCAAATAAAGAATTAGTGAAGCTTGCATATGAAACGTATAAAGATAAGCCCAATATTAAATTTATTCACATAAAGGCACACACTACAAATAGTGATATTCATTCTATTGGAAATGCAAATGCTGATTACCTTGCAAATACGGCAATCGGATTAGAATGTTGTCCATATAATAAAAAAAATACTGAACCCGTGAATCGCGTAGAGCAAATGAAAAAAGTTCAAGCTGAGGGTCTAGCTCTCTTTACAAGAAAAAACATTGACTATGGAGATGCTTTCGCAAAATACGGAGTAATTGGTGTATTAATGCGCATTGAAGATAAAATTCAGCGTTCTATGTCAATAACAAAAAATGGGGTGAATCTTATAAATGATGAAGGTATTCGTGATACATTGATAGATTTACATAATTATGCAGCCATGGCGTTGATGCTGTTGGATGAAGACGACTTTAAGACCGCTTAGACTGTTTACCACAATCTAGACAAGTTATAAAAATTGTTGCAGGTTCGTCTGCACTCCTCGTCTGCAACTCCATATAGGTACAGCGTTTTGACTTGCACTTCCTGCAAGTAAACATATCTGTAGATGCTTGAACATTTGTTGTAAATTTGCTAGCATCCCTCGTCATCTTACGTTCAATTCTACTGCGCCAATGTTCGTGGTCCATCTCTTGATGCGTCATAAAAGCCAATGTCTGAGGGGCTAGTTCACCACTCTTCACGACGGCGAGAAGTTCAGGGTTTTTCAAGTTTACATAGATACTTCGCAAACGGTCAATATAGATTTGAGCGAAATAAGGATTCTCCCACTTCTTAATAATCTTTCTGCTGTTTGCCTCCTTAATCGCATAATTAAATACACCTTTTTCTAGATTAATACTATTCTTCTCATCTTCTAGGACCTCGCCAATTTTATCCACTACGTTTTTACGAAAGGTTTCGGGGTTTGAAATCTTATGCATGATGCTTATTTTATTGATATTATCTTTATATTTTAATATCAATCAATTTTTCTGGGCGCTAGTGATAAAGGTGTAAATGAGTTTTTATTGCTTACCAATTTGCATGATAATTTTTTATTATGTAAAAATCGTAAAATAATTCTGGGTTCCCGGTGGATAAATCTGGTCATCTCTTTAATTTTCTAGTATTAATCTTTTTATTTTTAAATTTATTAATATACATTCCTCCATTGGCTTCTGGTGGTGGGGCTTGTTCTGTAACTTGACTATCTGTAACTGGGGTCTCATGTATCTTTGAATATTCCAGCATAATCTTTTTTAAAAAAATAAGTGCGTTTCTTCCCTTTTCACGTTCATTATGTATATCATCTTTTTTATTTTTTAAATACAAAGGTGTGTATCCAATAGCAAGTAATCCATTAATAGTCAAAATCGGGGCGTTAAAAACAGTATCATCGGTGGTCATTCGCCGTTTGGTTTCACCATTTATTGTAGTAAAGTCCCCCGTTCTAAAATATCGTAAATATGATGGTTGCAAACCACCCAAAATTTTATTGGAAATCCGTGATTTCTTTATTGTTGATTTTTTAAATAATTTGCCTCCTTTTTTTGTTTTATCATAAATAAAACTTTTCCTAGTTCTCTGAAACATACTTCCACTAATTCTTTTCTTTAATACTTCAATAGAATAAAAAATAGCTTTAAATATATGCATATCAGCAGATAGAGTTATTACTTCTTTTATATTACTAATTTCATTAATACAAACTTCAATAACTGAATTGAGATGATTTAATTTATCAATAGAAACCTCACTGCCTTTGGCAAATTCTTTAAACTTATTCATGATTGTTTTAAAATGTTCTTTACCACCAACAGAACCAACAATACTGTCTTTATTAATAAATTCTTCAGAAACGGTTATATTTTTAAAACCACTTTTACTTAGTAAAGTAATTACTTTTGTGTTAAACTCTTTCAGTTTTATTAAAACTAATAGGTCATGTAAAATATTGGTTTGTGTTGCATCATATTTGGGTAGTGTTACACCAGCATTTGTTTGTGTATTTCTAGCCGATGATTTATTTTCTTGTTTAGATTTGATTTTTTCTATTAAATCATAAATCGGACTTAATTTATCCAGCCAACTTTCAACACCTATCCCTGGTTTATATTCCCCAGCAACCTCCTCTTGTTTATATCCCATTATGTCTAAAATAAAAACAAAACTTCTGAGGTCAGATAGAAAGGTCGAATCAAAATCGTATGTTGGTACATCTCTAATATAAATCAAACCATTATCTTTATAATAACTACTCAAATCAAATTCAGAATTAAGTGGTATAAATTCTGGATTTGAATTAAAATTTTCATTTAAAAATATTGTAAATTCGTCAACAAGTTTTGCAAAATTTTGATAAAAAGGTAGTTTTTCTAAATCACTCGAATTAAATTTATCTAATAATTCTAGTAAACCAGGTTGTTTTTCTATTAAAATATCTCGGAAATATTTTGCGTATTCTTGCCAAAATATTGCTGATGTTGGCAACGAAGATGCCCTGGAGTATACAACACGACGAATCGGCATAATATTATATATTATTATAATATTATTATTATCTAAATATGGATAGTAATAATTATTGATACTATATAAACTTATAATGGTACGTTACATAGTTCAAACACATCACTACCTTGATATTCTGTAGTCGCCATAATTTTACGACAGCTATAAAAAATATTCTTACTCATTAAATAATGATTAAAATTAAAATCAGTTGCTTTCAAAAAGCCTACTGTATTAAAATGACCAACCAAATTCCTCGCACCCTTTTTTGTTACTATATATGCCAATGAACATGGGTTCATATCTTTATGTAAACGACCTACATAATCATTTATATTTTCTATAATTATAGTCTCCTCTTTATCTTTCTCAAAATCCCAAGGGATAACATGCGAACCATCTGCCAGTCTATTCGCTCCAATATTCATTACTTCTGTATCTTCAGGTATTTTCTCAATAAGATTATCTATATATTCCACAAAATTATTATTCAATTTAGCATCATCCTGGAATACAATAGCGTATTCATAATCATTGTTCACTATATCATTTAATATGGTGTAATGACTTAATTGGTTTCCCATAATTTTTCTAGTTAATTCTTCGGCAATCTTATAATATTTCTCTTGCATATTATTTTTACGATAAAAATCCAGGGTTCTAAAATAATCGCAATTCGCGAACATCTTATATTTATCTTCTGTAAAATTGTAAGTTAATCCGTCTATTGCTTGAAATCTTTGTATCTTTGAGAAAGGCAAATCATGTTGTCTGCATTGATTTAAAAAATGTGTGTTTCTGTCTGGCCTTCTATCTAAGTTAATATAATAAATCTTATCTATCTTATTCATTATATTATACCTATTTACATCTCTAAATTGTTACGATGATAATTAATAATTATCTTTCATAAATATATAGCATAATTATGTTATCATCTACTAGAAAAACTTTTGAAAGTACGTTTGGTAGCATTTTTAGACCAGACCCTTTTAAAGAGCCTTTTAAAATAAAAGAAAATGAGTCAACAAAAACTATTACTATTAACAATAAATATTCATTTAGGTTTATAAATAAATTTACAACAAGAGGAACGTTATACGTAAATGTAATAATAACAAATATTTATAGATTTTTTAAAAAAGGTATTAGCCTTGAATTTACTTTTGCCAGATCTAAAAGCGAGTGTGGTTTTTGGAGATTATGCTTATCTCAAACAAATATGGATAACATGGATTTTCGTTTAGAAAAGGGTTATAATTATACAATGAGTTCTTTTATTATTCTAGAAATACAGTTTTTTATAAATAAAATAATAAATAAATTGCCTGATATTACTGAAACCCCTAACTCATATTGTAGGAGAAGTAACCAAAAAAGATTTGAGTATTATAATAATATCCTTTTGAATGAAGATAGAGAATTATCATATCAAATTACAGAATGTGATATAGTTCCTAATACTATAAAAAAATTAAATGAGTACCATTATGATTCTGAATACAATAATTATCATCCAGTTGATCCATACAAAATTTTTGAATATAATAATTTGAAGCCAGAAGAGAGAAAGAGTTATTGGCCATCTAATACAGCGAAAGATACAGATATGGACATTAGGATTGACTATGGCAAAACAGAAATAAAAGTTAACGGGAATATATATTCTGTTATATTGAAAAACAAAGAAACATACCTTAGATTTTATTATATGATTTATGATATTACTATAAATATTCCAGATAGCATTCAAGAATATCATAATATTCATTATAACAATGATAAAAATATACCTTTTAATAAAGAAATAAAAGCTTCACAGTATATAATCCCTATATATTGCATACCATTAGTTGATAGAAGTGATTCAGATGAATATTTTAGATATGGTTTATATAACACATTTTCTTCTTTAGAATACAATAATGTTAAATTAAAGATGTCTAAGATATTAGAATATACAACTCAATGTGATTTGGCTTCTACTGAAAAAATTTGTACTACTACTTATTCATTTATCGGGGAAGATTATAATAATATAGAAAAATTAAAAACCATAAAAGAAGAAACCATTAAAGCAAAAGACCCTTCGCCCAAAAAAGGTGGTTCAGTAATTCAAAAGAATAAAAAAAGAAAAACTCGTAAAAACAAACGTCGTTAGTTCTTCTGAAAAACCGTTAGTGCTTTTGGCCAATCTCCACCATGAATAGATAAATTAAATACAAGCGGATTTTTTATATAACACCGTATATAAACATGTTGGTCGTCGTCAGATACACTACGCTCATACATTTCATTTACACAACTATGATAAAGAGTTTGGAAATATTCCATGATATGTGTCGGTCCAGCATAGAAAGCTCCTATAAATAGTTCATAAGCATATAATAATGTAAACATCATATCTTTGTCTTCCTCCATAATTTGTCGTCGTAGGCATATAGTTATTTTATTCATATCTAGTTTTGAAGTATCAATAGTAGATGTTGGAAGTGGGCTACCATCTTTATGATAAGTGCTGAAATAACCAAAATCACTCCATGCTGTATAATACGTATCAATATATTTATTTTTAATAGCATGAACTATGAAATCTATCTTGGAATGATTAATAACATTGTATTCTGGATAAATATTTTCAGGGCACATATGCTCACGCACACCAGATTGTGGTATTCCATTGGGATACATTACATCTAATCTCTTTGTCAAGAATTTTTTAAATTCGGGATGATTTAATATCTGTCGGTCTTTCTCAATATTGGTCCATGCATGAATATTTTCATCTAACCATTTTCTATTGATTGGAATAAATTGCTTGTTTTTATAGGGACTTTTCTCATATGTTGTGAGAACCTTGTCAATGTATTTCTCATCAATATAACAGACCATCTTGTATGGATAGTTCAAATAGGTTAAAAAGGAATCAATATAAAATTCAGTGGTACGTTTAAAATCTTGATTTGGCCAATTATCTCTGCCAATATCCAAAAATGCGGTTACTAAGGTTATATCGTCTTCGTCCATGTTATTAATAGTATAAAAAATAAGAATTTTATATTATTTTGCGATTTGTTTGTTTAATTGGAAATAGGAACTATTTGTTTCATAGTAGGAACTTTATCTTTCAAAAACCGGTCTCTAAATCCTAACGCATAAAGTATTCTGTCGTAAAGTTTCAATGGCTTTATTGTTGCTCCAGTATTAACTGCTTTATTTAACTTATCTTCATCTACAATAATATTTTCCATATTGGCTTGTATAAAGTTAGTAGAAACATCTATTTTTGCATCAGTTAAATCAGCACCCCTTAAATCTGCGTCTTTAAAAATCGCATTTGACAATCTAGTGTTTCGCATATTTACTCCGCGTAAATCGGCGCCAGTAAAATCAACATATATTAGATTTGCTCCTTGTAGATTCGCACCCAATAATTTTGCTTTCGTCAATACTGCTCCCTGTAAAATAGTATTCTTAAAGTTTGTCCCCTCTAATATAGCATTGTTTAACTTTGCACCTCTTATGTCAATAGATGATAAATTCATATGCGATAAGTCTACACATTGCAGAAATTTCAGGTTAATAGTTTTGTTTATTATGCCTCTCTGTAGTTTACGTTTTAGAAAATACGCAGAAAACATAGTTGCTATTTTTTATTTAATATAAAAAAATAGCAAAGTTATTCAATTTTTTCTGGTCTTTCTTTGTTTTGACTTTTTTTTTAAGGTCCTTTTACCACCAGACTTTTTACTTCCACTACCAGGAGACGAACTATGTTTATTTGTAAGAATTTCGTAATCCTCTATTGTTTCAAGACGTTTCTTCTTGTTATTATTTGTTGTATAAACTCTATATGTTGCAGCCCCTAATTGATTATCTGAAACGTAGCTAATTGTATCTCCAACTTTTATATCTTTATTTGTTTTTACATATTTATAAACATCGGTACTTTGTCCTACTCTCCAATGTTTGGGCATATATAATATGATAATATATTATTTACTAAACATATTCCTCCTCGCTTAACTCGCTAGTGCAATCTAGATAATTTTCTGGCTCCGCAATACTACTGAATACATTTGCTGGTGCCTTCTTGGTCTTTTTATCAGCAGCCTTGCCCTTCTTTTTATCAGCAGCCTTAGGTTTCTTACTTACCTTTGCTTTCTTTGTGTAAACCTCCTCATCATCGTCGTCCGCTTCCTCCTCTTCCTCCTCTTCCTCCTCCTCGTCTTCATATTCCTCTTCATCGTCATCTACAACAAAATCATCCTTTACATATCCATCCTTAGTTCTTGGAAGACCATCATCCTCTTCGTCTTCGCTATCCTCATCGCTATCTTCATCACCTAGGTCCTCAAATCCACCAAACAAATAATCATAAACCGACTCCCATTCATCCTCTGTAATACTAACTGCCTCGTCCTCATTTTTATTCACAATAATACAATTTCCAAAGAAAAGTGTTGTATCAATAGGAGGAGGGAAATCATACTTGTTCTCTTGATTTGCTTTTCCAGTAGTCTTACCAAATACAGAAACGGAATAATTCTTATCATTTACGTCCTCAATATTCCACTCAGCATAACACTTGAAACCTTCCGGTGTCTTGAAACCTGCCTTTTTATAAAGTTCAGATTCGTCATAGGTTTTAAGGGTTGTCTCCTTGATTGTTCCAGACTTGTCAACAATTAGAATAGTAATAGGTGCCATCTTGTTTATGAATAGAATAATGTACATGTTTTTAATTCAATTTTTTGAAGGGAACCAAGGTTCCCTTCTGAACCCTCCTTTTATTACGGATTTGATAGTATATTATTATAAAAATGTTTACTTTTTAGGAGGGTTCAGAAGGGAACCTTGGTTCCCTTCGTTGAATTACATAAATACTAATCTTATATTTTTCTATATCATGTATACTACTATTTTGGGATTATGTATTCAAATTATTGTATTTATATTCATCATTTATATTTGCCATTCTTGTTGGATATATTTAAAAGATACGTATAGTACTAAAAAAACAAAAGATTTAGTAAATACTCAGGTTAGTAAATACAAACAAATTATTAGCGAATTACAAGAAAATAAAGAATCAAAAAATTCCATGGAAAACCATGTACTTGAATTTGAATCTATGGACGACGCACTAACCAGTTATATGGAAAACGAACTAGCATAATAATACGTTAAAAATATTTAATATATTAGTAATTACAATATATATTAAATGAAATATCCTATTACACTATTGTTTAGATATGATAAACATTCACGAATTGATTCCTTTCTGGACCAAAACAAAGATAAGATGAATTTCTCTGTTACAATTACAAATGATTCTAATGACTTAAACAAAATGTTTGATTCAAACAATCATTTGTTAATTACATTCGGTCCAAGTGACAGAGAATATGCACCAGCTATTGATTCTATTTTACCACAACGTATGAGAAAACGATGGATACATTTCAATGATATACCTGACATAAATCTATTGAATCAAGTATTAAATACCTGTTATATGAATATTATAACCTGCGATACAACTCTTACTCGCCCAATATTCTCTTTATTTACAACATGTTATAAATCCTACGACAAGATTTTTCGTGCTTACAATAGTATAAAAGAACAGACCCTTAAAGATTGGGAATGGGTTATTTTAGATGATTCTCCCGAAGATGACCATTTCAACTTTCTCAAAACCATATTCAAAAATGATAAACGAATACGCCTATATAATCGCAGCGAAAATAGCGGCAGTATAGGAAATGTTAAAAATGAGGCTGTCATGTTATGTCGTGGTAAATATGTTATTGAAATGGACCATGACGACGAGATTTTACCAGATTGTTTATTAGATGCTGCAAATGTATTTGATAAAAACCCAGAAATAGGGTTTGTGTATATGGATTTTGTAAACATTTACGAAAATGGCGCGAATTTCAGTTATGGCGATTTTTTCGGTCTAGGGTACAGTGGTTATTATTGCCAGAAACATAACAACCAATGGGTAAATGTAGCTATTAGTCCAAATATTAATAATGTTTCTCTAAGCCATATTGTAGCTATTCCGAATCACCCTAGAATATGGCGCAAAAATGCACTTATTGATATGGGAAATTATTCTGAATTCTTGCCTGTTTCTGATGATTATGAATTGTTTTTAAGAACAGCTGTTAATACAAAGATTGCTAAGGTCCCGAAACTAGGATACGTTCAATATATGAATAATAACAATAATAACTTTTCGCTAATACGAAATGGTGAAATTAATCGCCTCTGCAAACAACATTTATATCCTCAATGTTACGAGAAATACCAAATTAACGAAAAAATGAAAAGTATGGATGCATATGAAGACCCTAACCATATTACTCATTGCAGTCAAATATGGAAACGTAAAAACTGTGAATATAAATATTGCAATCAAATCATTAATGTGAACCATAAGAAACAATATTGTATAATTGGTCTAGACGCTTTCCGTAAAAATAAAGATATGCTTATTGAACTGTACGGAGATAGTTCCAATGATTTTCTATTGTTAGATAATAAACACGATATTGGTGAGCTTACAAGAGAGCTTGATTATTTACAATTAGATAATATGAAATGCTATTTTTTAAAAGACCATTCAGAAGAAGAATTGGTACAGTATTTCCATCTTATTTATAAGAGTTGTGATGATTTTTCTATAATAAAATCAAGTACTGAGAGAAAGAAACCCTCAATAAAACAAGACGAACTAAAAACAAAACTTACTATTATTACGCCATCTATACGCCCAGAGAATCTTATAAAAATAAAGGAAAGTATTGATTTTGACTACGTAAACGAGTGGATAATAGTTTATGATGGAACAAGGATTTCTTCTATGCCAAATACAATTGAAAAACATGACAAAATTAAAGAGTATATATTCAAGGGTGAAGGAATAAGTGGTAATCCACAACGTAATTTCGCTTTGGAATTAATAGAAAGTTTTGACACATATTTGTATTTCTTGGATGATGATAATGTTATTCATCCTGATTTATATGAGTTATTAGATACTATTGAACCAGGTAAAATGTATACTTTTGACCAATCTAGACCTAAAAATGTTTATCCTTATAAAACCTTTCTTCCTGGAAATAATATTGAACTTTTTAATATTGATACAGCCATGTTTTTAATAGATTTTAATCTATGCAAGGATATTCGGTGGATTCCTGATAAATACAATGCGGATGGACATTATATCAAGGAATGTTATGAAACCAATAAAGATAGCTGGATTTATGTGAATAAAACTATGGCTTATTATAACAAGCTTGTCTAATAATTTATAAAACAAATATAAAAGCAAGGTGCGTTTATTATTTAGTGGTCCATCATAATTAATACATTATCATGGAGCTTTCCCAAAACCAAACTACTCAGCTTATGAAGCGTTTTCCTGAATTTGAACTTTCCTATGAAACTATTTCACATAAGAAAGTTTCACCTAAATACGATATTTGCATGGCTATACCTACAGGGAAAAAATGTTTTGCATGGTTTACTTATCATAACGACAACGATGTTTGTTATCTATTGGATTTAAATCGTGAGAAGAAAATTACAAAGTCAACTGTTATTCAGACAGGTTTTGACCATAGTTTATCATTGGGGACTATTGTATATGGTACGTGGATAAAAGAAGAGAAGGAGGGTGTCCCAGAAAATCAATGGTTTATAATTGAAGATATCATGTTTTACAAAGGAATACCTATGAAGAAGTGTGGTTTTACCGAACGACTTGCATTTATTGCTGAATTAATGGGCCAACTTAAACAGGAATTCCGTAAACCAACAGATACTGTTTTTGTCTTGCCAATGTTGTGGCAAGTAGAATTAAAAGAGTCTATGGAAGATTATCCTATCACTATACCTAGCGATGTTACTGATTCAGTTTATTACCAAGTTCATCATATTCAATACAGAAGTTGTGGCGAAACTATGCCATATTTGAATGTGAATATTAATAAGAAGATTGGTGCGAGTGAGCCGAAGAAATCGGTGTTACCATTGCTTATTCATGATAATACGAAGTTGCGAATGGATTTCGCGAAACCACAATATAAATATCCTACTGTATTTAGAGTTATGGCCGATTTGCAGTTTGATATTTATCACCTCTTTGCATATGGGAAAGATAATCAACCTATCTATTATAATATTGCATATATCCCGAATTATAAAACAAGCGTTATGATGAATGGCTTGTTCAGGAATATTCGTGAGAATAAAAATTTGGATTATATTGAAGAAAGCGATGATGAAGATGATTTTCAAAATATGAATATAGACAAATATGTTCATATGGAGAAGGTTTTATTGATGGAATGTGTGTTTAATAATAAGTTTAAGAGGTGGACACCTATGCGAGTTGTTGGTCCTAGGGAAAAAATAGTTCATATTGGGAAATTGGCCGTATACTAAGTGTTTATTTTCCCTTCTCAATAACAACTTCTTTTAATACATTTTTCATAATTTTATCAATATCTTTCTCTTCTTCCTCTCTAGAATAAGAACCAAGAGCACTCAATGAGATTTTCATATATTCATTGTTTTCAGGTGTATCTAATGTCTTAAAATCAGGATTTTGCTCCTGCCATGCAGGTAATTGTTGCAAGTTTTTACGAGCAATTTTCTTGACTACCTGTTTTAAGGTACTCTTTTCATTGCTTTCTTTCTCCCAAACGTCTTTATCTTTGATATAAACCGTCTCACGTTTTATATCAGTGCAATGAAGTGGACGTTCATGGACATCTAATTCCTTTAATTTATTAATAAATATACGTGAAATACCTAAGACATAACCCAATTTTCCAGTGGCTTCTAAGTCAGATACTTCTACTCTGAGTGAATCTATAAAATCAGTAATACTAATAGCATCTTTGCATTGTTCATTGAGAAACATATTTAGATTGAAGTTATTCTGGACATTGTTTTGTATATTGTTTGTGACATGGGGTTTCTGAGATATTTCTATAATTTTATTTTGAAGTTCTTGATTCTGTTTTTGAATATCGTTATTTTGTTTAATTATTTCCATAATTAAATCATTAGAACTTGTGTTATTGGATACCTCTGTTGGTTTCTTACAATTTTTACGATGATTACATAAACTAGAAGCGTGTTTATATTCTTTTCCACAATCACAAATAAATTTATCTGTTGTTTGTTCACCTGCATTTCGCTTATGTTTTTTTGTGGCCAGATGTGCTATCCAATTACTGTTTTTTGTTGCATTAAAATTACAACTTTTGCACCAGAAGTCGTCTGGTAAATTCGGCATTTTTTTATTAGGATTTATTAGGCATTTTTTCCGAACGTCACAATCTTGATTTTTTATATCTTGAATCATTACGATAATATATAATATATTGAGATTTATTTTTTTGGGCATTTTCCGCAGTTTTTAATTCGCCTAAAGAAAAAATGCCGAACATATTGCGCATAAAACTATGCAATTCCTTATGCTGCGCATAATTACATGATTTTTTTGGCATTTAAAGCATTTGGCTGCATAAGCTAAGTTTTAAAGATCCTTTTTAAATTTTATTTTCATAAAAGTAAAAACGGACAAAAATAAATGTCCAAAATCAAAATCGTCCCCGATTTCTTTACCCTGTTTTTCTAAGGGGTTTTAAATACTTTTTATAAAAGTATGTATTTGGCGCTTTTCCTAATAATTAGGCCCTTTTCCTAACGCTAACGTTTTTGATTTTATTTATAATTATTTATTACCATTATAAATAACACATATAGAATTATTATTTTGGGCGTTTTTCTATTAGGAAAAGGGCCTAACAAAGAAATGCCAAATAATATTTCGCATAAAAGTATTTAAATTCTTATGCAGCGCACTTATCAATGATTTTTTTGGCATTTAAAGCATATAACTGCATAACCCAAAAATCCGAGACCCTTTGTAAATTTTATTTTCATAAAAGTAAAAACGGACAAAAATAAATGTCCAAAATCAAATTCGATCCCGATTTCTTTACCCTGTTTTTCTAAGGATTTTCTATATTTTTCGTAAAATTATTTAATTAGGAAGACTTCGGATTTTTTTATTATATAGAATAAATATATATGAAAGTAGGAAATATTGAATACGGAACTTGGAAAGATGGTTCTTCTATATTTAAGGACAGCAATGGTTATTATATAATTGATATCAATAGTAAAGGTGAAGAATATAAAAAATATTTGAAAAACTGGAAACCTACTGGTGATTATGAACCTTTATATTTAGATAAATCAAAGAATAAATGGACTACTCAAAAGAAACGGGTTACACATAATATAAAATTAAAAAATAAAACAAAAAAATTAAACAGACCATCTCCGCCTTATCCTGCAAATGATTATTGTGGAAAAAATAAAAAGGGCAATGATGGAAATATGTATACATCAACCAAAAATAAACTTGGTATATGTAGATGGGTAAAAATAAAATCAGTGTAATCTTTTATACAAATAATAATTTATCCTTTTATATAAATGGCAACACGTAGGAGAAATAGATTTAGTTACATATTTAACTTTGATAAGAAGAATAAAGTAGTTCCTGTTGGTGGACCAATACATTCACTAGACCCGGTTGCATCCGTTGAATACGTTGTTTCTAACCCTAGTTTTGACTCAAATATGCCTACTGCTATGAGAATGAGCTCAAAAAAAGTTATTGCAAGGACGAAACCAGTAAGACCAACCAGGGTGCTTAGTGCGGAAATAATAGGAATCCGTCCCCGCAAAACAATGATGGATTGGATATTTAGAAGGACACGAAAGTCTCCTGCTTTAGAATCCCAAATGTTACCGCAATTACTTGCAAAACCAAGGAGAGGAGGTAAACGAAAAACAGTAAAAAAACGTAATGGAAATAAAAAATATCTATATTATATATAATGTCAGGAAACGGATCATTAACTGGAAGCGATTTTAAAGAAGGAACTGTATTGCCTGCCAATACATCAACTGCTACACAACCAGTTCCTACTCAATATAATAGTAAGTTTGTTGGTGGTAAAAAGAAACGTTTAAGTTCATTACGTTCAGTTAAACGTTCAGGATTAGCTGCGTCAACTTTGAAATTGGGTGGCAAATCAAAGAAATCCCGTAAACACCGTAGAAAGTCTTCTAGATGCATGTCTTTCTGGCCCTTTTAACCCTCCTTTATTATAAATCATCAAGACCACTTAAATTAATCAAACACTTTCCTTGACCTGGTCCATGTTTCGTATCAAGTTCATCATCAGAATCATCCTTTGTCGTTTTACATGTCCCCGTAGTATCCGTCTTATTTTTAGGGTCAAAAGTACGTTTCCAAGTCGTATCATTTTCCCAATCAATAGTCATCCCGGTATATGTTTTAGAGTCTATTTCACGAATACGATAATTACATTTCTTATAGAATCTTCTGCGCTGTATCCACTGATTTTGAAACAAATCATGAGAATCCACAACATCCACTATAATTGGATTCTCATGTTTTACACGCAATATACGTCCAACAGATTGAGTAATATCCGTTTTAGGTGTTACCATAACCAATGTTGAAAGCGATTTTATATCAAGTGCCTCCGCCGCCATAGCATACGTAGCTAACACAATCTGTTTTGTTTCTGTTTCTTGTAAGTTCTTCTGTTTCATTCCACCTACGTAATAACCTACAGGGGCAATATTGCGATAATTTATTCCATCATACAAATACGACAATAATGACCTATTATGACACAATATCATGATTTGGTTATCAGGCTCTTCTTCAATCAAATCTTTGATAACTCTTATAATAAAATCGCTGCGGGGACCAAACTCGCATAGTTTTGTTATCATAGTACTATATTTGGCTGTTCCACGGAAATCTACTTCTACTTCATTAAATTCGGGGTCATTCGTTTGATAACGAATTGCACGAACAGATACTAAGTCATCGTCTTCGCGTTTTTCAGTATATATTTTTTCACCAATAAACATGTAAAGAACCTTGGTCAATTTATCTTTGCGGTCAACTGTCGCAGAAATACCAAGCATATATGGCGTAATCGTCTTAAATAGGGTTCTAGAAAACTGTTCACTACCAATACGATGCACTTCGTCAATAATTGTTAGACCAAAACAAGAGAATGTTTCAATAGGATACTCTTTATCATATAGTGTCTGAATCATACCAATAACAATATCATTTCCCTCAACATCAAATACCGAACCCTGGATTTTACCTACTTTGGCGCCTGGGAGAAATTCATTAATACGTTCTATCCATTGGTTCATTAAGAATTCTTTATGCACGATGATAAGTGTCTTTTTCTTTAATAGTGATATAATTTTTAAAGCAAGTACAGTTTTACCACGTCCGCATGGAACTTCCAGTATACCACCATTACCTTTTTGTTCACTTCCGCTGCATATAGGAGAATTTACATATTTCATATAAACATCAACAATTTTATCTTGGTAATCACGTAGAGGTTTAGGGAATGAAACGTCTATATCTTCACCCTCACCTATTTCGGACTTAGAAGGAAGTCCATAACGTTGAATTCCATAGAACCTAGGCAAATACATTTTATTAGCGTTTTCACGGAATACGGGGAAAGTAGTGTTTTCAGCAGCTCCAAAAACATTCCCCATGACAACAGGTTTTACAAATAGGTCTTTGCGAAGAAATTCTTCATCCTGTTTAGATATAATACTTTTTGGAATTGTATAACCCTTTTTACCCAAATAAGATTGAGAACATATCAGATTTTTATATTCTTCAGTGACAATAAATTCAGTAGACTTAGAGGGTGGAGGTGTTATATTTTTCTTCTTGGCAAAGAACTTTCGCTTATACATTGGCTAGTAATATATACAATATTGTTTATATATTATTTATTAATTCTATTTAGGATGTTTCAATTTTCTAGGAGGGATTTATTCCATTGTATTGAAAAAATATAATGGTATTGTATAAATGAATATTCCAAACGTTTTCAAGTCATTTTCCCAATTGGAAATCATATTGTTGGTTATCTTTATTTTATATATAGTTTTACCAATTCAAACACCTGGTTTCTTGGCTGGAGCAATTGATTCATCTTTAGGTATGTTAAGTATTTTCATTATCACAGTATATTTGTTTTTCCATGTAAATCCTATTTTAGCAGTTGTTTACATTTTCGTCGCCTATGAATTATTGAGACGCAGTGCTCATAAGACTGGAGGTGTAACATTAATGAAATACACACCCACTCAAGCGAGAAAGGATGCTGAATTAAAACAAATGAATCCTCCTCGTGCTGAGACATTGGAAGAGCAAGTTATCCAAAAGATGGCTCCTGTTGGACATAGCGACCCCAGTATCTTTACTTCAAGCAGCTATAAGCCAGTAGCTGATAATATTAAAAATGCTGCGACCTATTAAAAAAGGTAATTGCAGATTCCTTTATTGAATAACTATATTACATATTTTATGTAATATAATTTGTAAGATAGGGGGAACCCCCCGGTTCCCCCTTACCCCCTCCCCGCCCCTTCGGGGAATTCTAATTCATTACCTTTTCCATTATAAGATTTCTTCATGAAAAATATTTTATATTTTTTCTAGGTTCCTGGTGGATAACGCTGTTGTAAGATAGGGATGTTCAATTAAGGTTGAGATAAAAATATAAACAGTGCTACTGATAATGGTAAGTAGAACAAACAATATCGTTTAAAATATTCACCAAGGGTTTTATCATCAGGTATAGTTTTAGTTCCATATCTTAAAATAAGCAATATTAAAAAGAAGATAACATTAACTGAAAGAATGTGCAATAAGGCCCCCTTTGTACTAAGCATAAATGCTATCGCACTTGATAATATTCCAAATGTGACCTTAGGGTCAGTATGCGATTCAGTTTGTTCTTCATCTTTTTTATAAACTACTGTATAGTTTTTATAACGTAAGAATTCAGAATCTAACTTTTTAATCAAAATAAGAGAAACTGAAATTCCCAGAATAACAAACCCAAACAATCCGTTCATAATTAATGTTATATCGCCATCGCTTTTAAACCCATAAAAGAAACAACTCAATACATAGAATGCACCAAAAGCACAAATTAAAATATCAGCTCCGCGTATGGTTTTTTTCCGTTCAATGTCATCTTCAATCTTAGATAAAGTTTTATCAATAACCAACATCTTATAAAGAACTGGAACACCCATGTAAACCAAAATAAGCCCAAGACAAAATAGGAAGAAATTCACCGACGTTTTCATATAATCTAATTTTTGCATATCTTGAGAAAGAGCACTACCGATAGGAATGTTATATGTTGCAATCTCTTCTAGACCAGCACCAGTAGGTTGACAATCAATATAGATTTCATCATCAATTCTTTTTCCAAGAACCGTGTTATCACTTGTTTCTGCAGGTGCATTTGTTATTGCTCCAGATGTTTCACTTTCATAATTTGTGGGAGCAGAAATACTAAATAAATCAGTATTATTTTCAAATTTAGATATTAGATTTGAGTTATCTATATTACCTAAAACAATAGGCTCTGTAAGAACAATAACAGTATTATTTGGGTGGATAGTATCTTTATAAATAAAACAATTTTGATTTTTTTTAATATCCTTTTTATCAAAAAATAATTCGCTACTATTTAAATAATGACGAGGGTCTAAACTATCTGTAATAGTGGGGTCTGAATATATCATTTTAAGTATATTATCAATGCTACTAACTTTTCCTTCGAATGCTCCTTCATGTGATTTTAAAAGAATACATAAAAAAAGTTTGTTATCGTTGTTGTTATTTTTATGCTCTATTACTAATTCGCCAACTATACTATTGTCATCACTTGTAATTCCGCTAATATTATTATGTAACAATGAAAAAATATACATATACGTGGGAGTGTAAACTGTAGGAACTCCTTGATTTGTATATGTTAATTTTGCTCCATTTGAACCAGTTCCTATAGGATATGTAATTTTATAATAATAATTAGCACTAAAGTACGATAAATTTTTCTTTTGCCATTGACCATTATTAAATAGAGTAGTCTCTGGATAACTATAAGATAAAAATTTTGGGTCTACTGGTACAGATTTACCTTTCTCAAAAAATGCCATTATAAACTATATTATACATAGATATAGTTTATCCAATAACAAAAATATTTGTCTAAATCACTCAACTATAGTTGAGGTATATATTGAAATGTACTTGTTTCATAAACGGTTGCTCGGAAGGAATCATTATAACCTTCAACATAAACAGTATCGCCATTACTTATATTATCACAACCATACTCGCTAGTACAGCTTTTACCCTTCTGACTTATAGGTAATTTTGTATTTAAATTTCCTGTATTAGACATGGTGTAATATTGCCATTTATCTCTTCCAGCCATTGTTCTACGTCCCATAAGTGGTAATATCATATCGCTAGAACCAGATAATCTTGTTAATATACCAACTTGTTGGTATCCGGTGTTTAATCCACGGGTTTCAATATTTACTGGAATAGCGCCACGAATATCTCCACCGTAAGTGCGAGGATAGTATATTCCATCGGATTTCATTGGAGGCGCATAGGGGTCATTGAAAGGGTCAAGTCTGGCAGAAATACCACCTAAAGTATTAATTTGAGGGGGCTGGGTTACAAAGATAACTTTGGCAGAATCATTTCCATAAGAACCTTGGCCCGTTCCTTGGCCCGTTCCTTGGCCCGTTCCTTGTTTAGAAATTGTGTAATAAAAATAAATAACAAGCACCAATATAACGAATAAGATAAACAAGGTCATGTTTTCAATACAAAATACTCCAGGAATGCATTTTTTACCCATTTTAATATACAATATATTAATATTATTATCCAAATGGATTCATTAATTGAGTACCACCTGTAATCATCTTCATTACACCAGGTCCAAGAGCAGGTGGGAGTACATTTGTTACATCGTTTACCATTGGCATAGAGTGATCTACTAAAGAAGATATCTTCAATCGTTTACAATTATAACATTGCTCACGAATATTCTTAGGATAATGCGATATATGAAATCCTGCTGCTTTCAATACAAGTTTATCTATGTATTCAATTAAATCCCAGAATTTAGTTTCCAACGAGTACAAATCAATTTTAAATTGAAATGCAATCCATAAAAATATTCTTACAGGTAGATATAATATTTGACCAATAGCTTCCAATAAATAATAAAAAATACAGGTTTGCATATTAGATAAATTTTTAAATAGACACATCATCCATGACATAGAAAAAGTAAACAGTGCAGTCACTCCATCTGCAAACGATAGACCAAATTGTGGGAGAAACGTCAGAGTGTTTATAAAAACTTCCCAAGCACCAGTAATAATATTCAGCAGCCCTTTAAATTCTATAGCAATTATAGGAGCCCAAAATGCAAGCCAGTATAAATATTGTGACTGCATAAGAGCACCTTGTATAACATGAAAAGCACCTTGCATATTACCAACAATGCCTTGTACGACTGAAACTGCTCCTTGAGTATCAGCGATTAATCCACTTACGGCACTCATGACCCATAATGGAAGCGGCATTTTTATAAATTAATAAATATATATTAGATATAGTTATAATATATTAACCAGCTAAACAATTAAAAATCGGGTTAATATGTATTATTATTTTTATAATATTAATACATATTTGAAAGATTCAATGTGTTATAATTAATAATTATTTGCCAGATGCATTATAGTCGTTAAACTTATCAATATATCCTTGGAATTTTTCTAATAAAGGTTGCATGTCTTTAACGTGATTAACGATTTTATCACGAGTTTCCTTAATTTCTGGTAATTTATCAATTAATTCATTTTTTTCTGCATCGTCATCTTGACTAATAATTTCTTGTATATTCTTAGAAAAATCCTTTAACGAAGCAGCTGGTTTTTTATTAGTAGATGCACCTTTTTTCTCAGAAGAGACAGATTTTTTTTCATCTGTTGCAACATTATCTTCATCCATTCCCTCCATGCCTTCACTAAAAGAAGCACGCCCATGCTTTAAAAGATGGGTTACTATAATGGCCACGAACAATATAACAGTCATATTTTTAATAAAAAATGAGGTCAATAAGCCTACCAATATAATAACTGAAAATGAGTACATATCTCCAATATTCAAAAAATAAACTAAATCAATTAATGCTATGGCGAAAAAGAAATAGAGTATTATGCGATTATGGAGAACAGGACTAAAATTATATCTTAATTTCATAAGTTTATTAAACATTTTTTCTTATACTTTATATAGGGAAATTATTGATCATCCTAAATTTTATTAATTATCTGAATTATCATCTGGTGATTCGTTGAAATCTATGGAATAGTCTGGAGGGACATCACCTCCATAGATATCAAGTACTTCTTTAACAACTTCTTCACGTTGTATATCGCCTCTTTGAAATTCAAAACTTGAAATACTGGTTGAGCGTTTGCCTCTAAATTTATTTAAAAAATCATCTAAACCATTTAATTCATTATTACGATCATATTGTTCTAAATCACCAGTAATAACAAGACGACTATTTTCTCCTAAACGAGTAAGCAACATTTTCATCTGAGAAATAGTAGAATTCTGCATTTCGTCCGCAACTATCCAGCAATTTTTGAAAGTGCGACCACGCATATATCCCAATGGAGAAATCTCAATAATTTTTTCTTCTATTAATTGTGTAACTTCTTTTGGTGATATGAATTGATAAAGTATATCATAAATAGGACGCACCCATGGAGCCATTTTTTCTTCTAATGTTCCAGGTAAATATCCCAAATCTTCATCTACAGATACAGAAGGACGTGTAAAGATAAGTTTTTCATAGGTTCCTAATAAAAAATTACGCACACCGAATTCAGTAGCAAACATAGTTTTTCCTGTTCCAGCGGGGCCGGTAGCCACAACAATTTTCTTTGATTTTTGTTTTAATAAACCTACGTAACGTTCTTGGCTGAAATTTTTTGGGGCAGTGAATTTCTGTTCAAATAGTGCCTTTTCTTGTCCAGATAAATATTGCATGTTTTCGTATAACTTTCTCTGTTTTGCAGCAGAATTGTCTCTTTCTTTCTCTACATCGGTATAATACTCGTTCATGATTTCTTTTTGATTTTGTTTCCTTGGTTTACGAGCACGTTGTTTCTTGGGCTCAGGTTTAGGCTCACCGATAGAGTCAGAAAGGTCAATGTCTGTATGCTTCATTTATATTAGTCTATGAAAATAAAAATTGGCATAAAATTACCAATTACTCGTCTACGTTTGGAAAAAGAAATTTATCCACTGTGGTTCGCACACAAAATAATCTATGCACAAAAATTCCGAGCAAAAACAAAATTCCTAAAGTGGGGAGGAAGGGGTAGTTAAAATACCATGAAATTCCGTATGCAAGAAGTATTGTTAGCACAACATCAACTATAGCTATATTAAAAATTCTATATTGATGAGGTCCTGTGTTTGGTTTAGCAAACATGTCTCTATATTCACACAAGTTTAGCATATTTTCTAGTAATAATATATAATGGCAAAAAAAGGAATCGTTCAAAACGTAGTCAACAGAGGTGAAAGGCTCGTTGGTAGTGTAGCTAGTGGTGTTGGTAGTGTAGCTAGCGGTGTTGGAAAGTTCGTAGGGCGTGTTGTTCCTAAGTCACTTAAGCGTGCCATGCGCGGTGGAAGAAAATCCCGCAAGGCCCGTAAGTCTCGAAAGTCTAGAAAGTAAACTAAAAAATTGATTTATTTAAATATGTGAAGTTCAACGCACCTTCACATATTTAAAATCCGAAAAGGAGATAAAATCTAACCAGTATATTATTTAGACGAAAATGTCCGAGCCAGCCTTCACTGAACCCCTTTTGACGCCAGACGATAACCGCTACGTAATGTTTCCTATTCAACATGATGATATTTGGAAAATGTATAAAAAGCAAGTAGATTGTTTTTGGATTGTAAATGAGGTCAATTTAGCTCAGGATTTGAATGATTGGAATACATTAACTGAAGATGAACAGAAATTTATAAAGATGGTTTTGGCGTTCTTTGCCGCAAGCGATGGTGCTGTCACAGAAAATTTAGCAGTTCGTTTCATGGCAGATATTCAAGTTTCAGAGGCCAGGGCATTTTACGGGTTTCAGATTGCAATCGAAGGAATACATTCAGAGATGTATAGTTTATTGATTGATACTTATATTAAGGATTCGGAGGAGAAGACAAAGTTATTTGAGGCAACTAAGCATTACCCATGCATAACCAAAAAGTTCAATTGGGCGAAAAAATGGCTCAATGACAAGCGTAGTAGTTTCGCTGCCCGTTTAGTTGCATTTGCTTGTGTAGAGGGTCTTTTATTTAGCTCATCTTTTGCCTCTATATATTGGTTGAAGAAGCGTGGCTTGATGCCTGGTCTTACATTCTCAAATGAATTGATTTCTAGAGACGAGGCATTGCATACAGAGTTTGCTATTTTGTTGTATTCTAAATTAGTGAGGAAGTTGCCTAAGAAGCGTATTCATGAGATTATTATGGAGGCAGTAGAGATTGAGAAAGAGTTTATTACAGAGGCGATTCCTTGCCGTATGATTGGTATGAATGCCAAGTTGATGACACAATATATTGAGTTCGTCGCAGACCGTCTTTCTCTTCAATTGGGTTATGATAAGATTTATGGAGCACAGAATCCATTTGATTTCATGGAGTTGATTAGTATTGAGTCTAAGGTTAACTTCTTTGAACGTACCAATTCAGAGTATGCGTTGGCGAATAAGACAGTAGATAAGGACGTCTTTGATTTTAGTGCGGACTTCTAAGATGTTTACTAATTAGAAACTAATATTTATTTTTCTAATGAGTATTTATATGCCAAAATATAGTACAGCTGTAGCAAAGGAACATTATTACGATGCTCTTAGAGAAATAGAAAATAAAATAGAGCCGGCATCGCAGGTTAAAAAAACCATGAAATTAATAGATATCCCAACAGAAACATATATGAAGGCTGACGAATTGTATAATATATTTAAAGAATGCGATTGGACAGGTGAAAAAGATATTGATATTATTAAAAATAAAACAAAATTAAATGAGGATTTAGAGAAGATGAGTTTAATATATAACAACGAGAATATAGGTAATCTTATAGCTATTCACGAGACAAATCTTGGATATAAATTAATAACATCTAAATACCCAAAACCAGACGGTTTAGATATAGTTACTAAAAATTTTTTATTAACAAACAAAGAAATAACAGAAAAACCATCAGAACAAAAACCGCGTCGTCCTATTTTAGATTCTATACTAAAAACATTTGGTAGAAAACGTAAAGGTGGTAAAAGAAAGACAAAGAAATCTAGACGTTAATTCCATAGCCCTATGATTGTTTTCCAATTATATTTACGTCTTTTTTTCCAGTTGAATATCCGCTGCTCATCTCGTATGTAAATACTTCTATTTCGTGTAATAATTCTTCGTCATCGGATTCTTTTTTACCACACATATTCATTAATCCGAAAATAACACCTTCAAAAAACCCGAAAAACCAACCAGAAATACCAATAAAAACATCAAAACATGTGTTTTCACGAGGAGCAAAGTGATTTATTTTTTTGTAAGTCATCTTATAATATAATTATTTTTAGTATTTTACAAAAATAATTACAAAAGTACTTTTGTAATTATTCTAAGTTTATATATGCAAATCCATCATATATCGCAAAATTAATGTAAATAATATAGCATGTAAAACAAATCCAAAAATAGTAGGGCAACCGTATTTTCCAGCAATTTTACCCACGAATCCAGACAATAATGAATCAACTAATTTATATGTCCAAGGATTGAACAAGGCCAAGAGAACAAATGTAGTGTATAGAGTGTATCTCCACTTATCAGCTGATTGGGGAGACATTATATACAATAATTATATATTTCTTAGTTACCATGTTAAATAACTAAGCGATAAAATAATTGCCACAACACCCTTTGATATAGCATCAAAGAGATTAGTTAAAATATTTTTTTCTTTCTCTTCAAACCAGTATGCAATACCATAACCAGCCCAAATAACGAAATAGATACCAAAAATAAGGAAATTAAATGGATTGATAGTATTTACCAAGAACGTACTAAATATTAAATAAAAAATAACTAAAAATGGTATGAATCCGAGTATCATTGCAGAGAAACGATCCATCATATGCACTTCTCCTAAATAGCCAAGCAACAACATAATGAAGTCTAAAATTAAAATAGTAAATACAAGAATAGGATTAAGAGCAATTTTAGTAGAACTTGAAAGAACTAAACACAATGCTATAAGCATAAGAGGAGTTGTGAATGTCCATCCATTGTAACGTAAACGGTCAACTACAGTTAAATCAATATCTTCGCCCTTTTTATGAACTGTACTGAAATATTGATTAATGTTACTAGTAAATAAAAAATACATAAAAGAAGAAATACCAGTTACTAATATTTCAATAACCAATATTCTTTGTAATTGGAAATCCTTGACAATGAATGCAGATATAAGAGTAATTACGAATGCACATATCATAAAATAGTAAACACCATAGAATGATTTTTTAACAAGTTCTAATATTTGTTTGTCGTCCATTTTATATATTGTGACAAATTTTTATAGGATACGGCTGACGTTTATATTACTATTGTAATGTATTTCTATAAAATCACCATACTGATTACGATTACCAATCCAGACAGGTTGATAGCCAACATTAAATACCATGAATTTGCCATTCACCTTGAACCAAACAGAACCTTTTAATGGGTGTTCACGATGTATATCATTGCTATTAAGTATTTGGCGAATTCTTGGACGTTTTCTTAGCATCTCATAGCGAGAATCAGTCTTGGGTATCTTTCCGATTCTAAGATACTTTCCGTTTCTCAGAATCAATTCGCCAGTAAACAATTTTATATGGTTAACGACGTCTGGACTAACCATGAACTTACCGTCCATGTTTCGCAACTTAAGAAGGATGTCTGACATTGTTGTTGATTTAATATACTCTTATTAAATCAAAAAGCAATCAATTTTTCTAGGGGGAACCCCCGGTTCCCCCTTACCCCCTCCCCGCCCTTCGGGGAATTCAAATTCCTTACCTTTTCCATTATAATATTTCTTCATGGAAAAACCGTTGTAATTTTTCTGGGATTCCGAAGGAGTCCGGTGGATAAAGCTGAATTTTTCACGCAATTCGTCCCGAATATAAAACTATATTTGCAAGATTAGCGAATAAATGTAACATGCAATGTGCATAAGTAGACTTCCAATAAAGGTTTTTTTGATAGTAATAAAGACCCAATTGATAGAAACTAATGGCAATTACCATAAGTGCATAATATGGTATCATGTATTGAGATTTATATGCTCTGTAGAGTTGATAACATGCTGCTAATTTTACATAAAACATATCTAAAGAACGTCGCCAAGAATAAGTTGGTTTGACCCAATAATTAATTGATGTTAAAAAAACACCACCTGGACAAAACGCTATTATATAATATCCATTGTATACAGCGTAAATAGATGAGCCAAGCGACAAAAATGATACTCTATAGATAAGATTATATTGTTCTCGTTCTAATATACAATCCATATCAAATATAGTATAAAAAATTTTATATCATTTTACTCTTGCGTGTTTTACCAGATGATTTTTTACTTCTCCTAGTACTACTAGAAAATGGCTTTGAACCTTTCTCTAATAATACTTCTTTATTAAAATCTTTGTCTCTTAATAAATTTAAATCACGTATGGCAACACCTATTTTTGGAACACGAACAATAAATCTACCATCCTCTCTTTTTCTTACTATCCATCTAAATCTAGGTCTTATTACCTTGGGAAATTGTACTAAAACTACTTTTCCAATAAATTTATCCATATAATAATCATTATATTTTTATTCAGTAGAATTATAAATTTCTAACGTACGCGCGCTTGCATCCTTGGCGTTTACATATTTGGGCATCCAAAAATAAGGTAATATCTTACCCATTCCGCCATAATGCGACTCAAATATTTTACGATAATAATATTGTTCGGAAGTCTGTGGTAACAGATGGTCCCCTATACCAATCATATCGTCATTACATTTGGCAACTTGTTCATACATATCTGGCCTTTGACTAATGTAAGAATAGTTAGGTAATTCTTCCTTGACAAATTTATCATCACAATATTCTTGTATGATTTGATAAAGGGAGCGACTTGTTTTAGATACGCCATCACTAAAAGCCTCTTTCCTACGAAAAAGCACCTCTTTTGGTAAAAGAGGTTTACCCATATGATTTTCATATTCTCCTTCTGAAAATGCATTGCGAATAAGATATTTCTCCATAGACCCAGAATTTTTATGGAAACGCAATTCTGTTGGTATTGTCATATAATACTGAACCCATGCTCTATCTAAGAATGGCGTTCTAGGCTCTAGACCATGAGTGGATATAGACTTATCAGAGCGCAATACGTCAAACAAATAAATATCTTTCAATAATCTGCGACTTTCTTTATCAAATTCAATAGTATCTGGTGCATAATTCATATATAAATATCCACCAGCTAATTCATCGGACCCATCACCATTAAAAATAACCTTGGCTTCACTATGTTCTGATATATACTTACCTAGCAACCAATTACCAATGCTTGCACGAACAGTTGTAGTATCATAACTTTCAATATCACGAATAACGTGTGGAATAGCATCTAAAAAGTCTTGCTCTGTAAGTAAAATCTCAGTATGTTTGGTTCCCAAATAATCTGCTACAATGCGAGCATATTTAAGGTCTTCAGAATCGGCTAGACCAATACTGTATGTTTCTATGGTAGGAAGCCCCTTCTTATTATGAAAATCGTTTACTAGCGCAGCAATAAGACTACTGTCTAGACCACCAGACAAAAGACAAGCAATAGGTCGTTCAGTAGTAGAGCACCTCTTTTCTACAGCGTTTTTCAAATAATACTGAATATTAATAAGTACACTGTTATATCCAAACAATGTATTGTTATTATTGAATCCAATTGAGTGATAAGGATATTGATTTTTTGATAATTCCCATGCTGAATTTACCTTGAACTTAAGGTCAAATACCGAATATGTTCCTGGTGAGAATTGTGAGATTTTATAAAAAGGTAATGATTTTTTCATTAGACGCTTGGACTTCACGTATTCATTCATTTTGTTTTTAATTTCATACAACATCTTGAGCTCACTTGCGAAACCAAATACATTTGAATTAATATTAAAATCATAAAGAGTTTCGCTTCTTGCTGGCTCAAAAGGGTCGACCGAAATGTTTTTATCTTCCTGTCTTAAAAAATAAAGAGGACGTACACCGTACGGGTCACGAGCAATATACATTTTAGACGTAGACAAGTTCATCCTATAGTCAATTAAAACAAATGCAAATACACCATCTAGCATTTGTAATGTTTGTTCAATACCATAATTTTTATATAAATGAATGATAACTTCACAATCAGATTTAGTTTTTGGTGTTATTTCCATCGTTTTATACAGCTCATTATAGTTATAAATTTCTCCATTGCAAATAAGAGAAATATCATCAATAACAATGGGTTGATTAGATATATCATCTAATCCGTTAATAGCTAGACGATGAAACCCAAAATCAGCTTGTATCATTATATTTTTAAATACCGAATTTTCAGGTCCTCTCCCTCTCCCTTTTTCAAATTGCTGTTTTATAAATTGAGTAGTTAATAATTGTCCACTGTTATTTAGTAAAGTGAATATTCCACACATTGTTACATAATATTCATCAATAATCTTTATACCAATTTATTTGAATCAAAATGTTATAAAAAATTTGTTGTTATAATATATTATGGATACTCTTAACTATAATAAGTATGACAATAATGTAATTAGCGAGTATAAAGGCAAAGACAAATTAAATAAAGCAGATTCTGCTTTAGCTAATAGACCTTTAATGCCGATAATGCCGGATTGGTACAACAATAAAAAACAAAATACCAACCCTAGCGCACATGAAGATTCACGTAAGGCTAGTAGTTTAAAATATAATGAAAAAGATTCTAGTATGCTTCCAATTATAATAAAACCCGACGGCAACAATAACTATGCTGTATTAGAGAATGAACTGATAAATGCTGATATGGATTATAATACCAACGACAAAATGGTCACAAATATTCCAGTCACAACTAAGAAAGAAAAGAAAGAACCAACAGAATACAAAATGAATTTTGCGACTCAACTTTATGTAGGTTCTCTTACTGTGATTGGATTGTTTGTATTTTATCGTTTAATACAAAAAACCCGATAACATAAATATATTTATTATTTACATCTTTACAAAATCTTTCATAAACGTTGGTCTTAGGTAAAAGGCTCTAGTTTTTGGTGCGCCTTTTCCAGCACCTTTTGTTCTGTTTTGTAAATATTTTCCTAATTTAGAACTACCATCAAGAGTATCATTATCTGTAATAAATTTTCTTATAGATTCATAGTCGTCGTTAAGTTGTTTTTTTAATTGCTCATTAGACTTATCATTCAAATTAACAACAGTAGGTGTCATATAGGTAATATTATCTCCATCACGATAATAAGGTATATACAATATTTGTGTCATCTTTTTAAAACATCTTGATTCAAGAAAACTATCTTTCTTAAGTGTATCTTTATTAATCATTGTTACTGCAATAGTTTCTTTTGGAACAAACTCACCGTTTTTTAATTTTTTAAGAGGGAAAACCTTTACTTCTCCATCTGTACAATCAAGACATTCTGAACTAGTGGGTATTCCAGTTAATTCTTCTAAATAATTACCAGGTTTTCCTTTATTTGCTGTTTTTGGTAGCACATATGTGGTATTAGTTATTTCTAATACTTTATCATAAACTTTTTGAACGGAAGGTCTTGACATTATACTTTGATTATATACAATTATATATAATCATTATTCAATTTTTTAAATCTTGTAACGTTTGTAGAGCTCTAAAGCAGTTAATCCACCAAAGATTTGAGCAAGGCAATAAGGAATGATATCAACTGTTGGTAATTTACCAGCAGAAGCCATTACAATAGTAACAGCGGGGTTGATATGTCCACCAGAAATGTTAAGAGTAAGTAACATAGACAAAGCTAAAGCAGCGCCAATAGCTAAAGGATTGCCAGTAGCTAAAATAACATAAACAAAGAACGCAGTTCCGAGAAATTCTACTAAATAGTTGTACATCAGGTATATCATATGTTGCGAAAAAATTAATACTGTTTTTTTATTAATTTTTTATAGACCGTAGATCATTTTCATGAACGAATTTATTGAGGGATATCCGTATTGTTCAAAGTACACATTTAAACTCATTCCTATCATAAATATTATCCATAAACATAAATACCCTAGAACAGCAAAACCTCCCATTTTTAAATAATAATTCATTTTATATTATAACAATAATAAATTTATTAGTCAATCTCTTGTATTTCGGGGCCATCATCAAAGTTATCTGTTGTATCTGGTTTGACGGGGTCTTGTGCTTGCTCTTGCGCTGACGATTGTGCTTGTGTCGTCAAACCAGTTACTGCATCCATCATTTCCTTAGACTTGGATTCAAACTCATCCTTAGTAGCACCAGGGTTGTCAAGATGCCAATCCTCATACTCTTTAATAACCTCATCAATCTTTTTCTTGGTATCAGTATCTACCTTATTTTCCGAGCTTGAATTTGTGCTCTTCAATTGATATATCTGTTCCTCCATTTTATTCTTAGCTTCAATTCTAACTCTTTGTTCCTCATCTTCGTTCTTGTAACGCTCTGCCTCTTCAACCATCCTCTCAATCTCTTCCTTACTCAATCTACCCTTATCATTAGTAATAGTAATCTTGCTAGACTTTCCAGTAGACTTTTCTGAGGCAGAGACATTCAAAATACCGTTAGCATCAAGGTCAAATGCAACCTCAACCTGAGGCATACCACGAGGCATAGGAGGAATACCATCCAATTGGAACTTACCAAGAAGAGTATTATCTTTGGTCATGGAGCGCTCACCTTCAAATACTTGAATAAGGACACCAGGTTGGTTATCAGCATATGTAGAGAATGTTTGAGTCTTCTTTGAAGGAATAGTAGTGTTACGATTAATAATCTTGGTCATTACACCACCAGCAGTCTCAAGGCCAAGACTGAGGGGGCAAACATCCAACAAAAGCAAATCCGAAATCTTGGAATCACGTGAGCCAGTCAATATGGCGGCCTGAACAGCTGCTCCATAAGCAACACACTCATCTGGGTTGATAGATTTACAAAGCTCCTTGCCATTGAAAAACTCAGACAAGAGTTGTTGAATCTTAGGAATACGGGTACTACCACCAACTAAAACAATCTCATTGATTTGGGCCTTGGATAACTTAGAATCACGAAGCACTTGCTCAACTGGCGTCATAGTCTTTCTAAACAAGTGGTCACACAAATTCTCAAACTTGGCGCGTGTAATACTGCTATTAAAATCAATTCCCTCATATAAACTATCAATCTCAATATTGGCTACTGTTGCTGCTGAAAGAGTGCGTTTAGCTGTTTCAGATGCAGTACGAAGTCTGCGCATGGCACGTGGATTATCTGAAATATCATGTTTATGCTTGCGCTTGAACTCTTGCATGAAATGCTCTACCATGGCAGTATCAAAATCCTCACCACCAAGGTGAGTATCACCGGCAGTTGCCTTTACTTCAAAAATGGCTTCATCTATGCTAAGGATTGACACATCAAAAGTGCCTCCACCGCAGTCAAAAATCAATACATTCTTCTCTCCCTCACTCTTCTTATCAAGACCATATGCAATAGCAGCTGCAGTAGGTTCATTAATAATACGAATAACATTGAGACCAGCAATAGTGCCAGCATCCTTGGTTGCTTGGCGCTGAGAATCGTTGAAATAAGCTGGAACGGTGATAACCGCGTCAGTAACAGGGGAACCAATATATGCCTCTGCAATCTCCTTCATCTTACCGAGAACCATGGAGCTAATTTCCTCTGGTGCAAATACCTTGCTCTCACCCTTGAACTCTACCTCAATAAAAGGCTTGTTTTCACGACTAATCACATTATAAGAGAAATGTTTTATATCTGATTGGACCTTCTCATCATTAAAATTATTACCAATCAAACGCTTGGCATCAAATACAGTGTTCTTTGCGTTATTTGCAGCAAGAGACTTTGCAGCCTCGCCAATAAGTCGCTCTTCCTGTGTAAAAGAAACGTAAGAGGGCATAGTACGGTTACCCTGGTCATTCGCAATAATTTCAACATGGTCATTTTGCCAAACTCCAACGCAAGAATAAGTAGTTCCCAAATCAATACCAATTGCTACGCGTGATGATGACATCTTCGTAAATAATATAAAAAAAATATTTTTATATTGTTTTATTTTTGTTTTAATGAAAAGCATCTTCAAGATCTATTAACTTTTTGGTTTCTGCGAATCCACCAACGAAATATCCGGCACGAAATACCATAGGGAATGTTTTGTATTCTTTACCAGCCTTTTCTTCAATGAACTTTAAAAATCCCTCTTTATCTTCAATCAAATATTCATCACAATCAATCATATCAAATGCATAATTTTTCTCTTGCAATAGTTTTTTTACTTTACTGCAGAAAGTGCAACCACTTTTGCTGTAAATAGTATAAACGGTTGCGGATGGCGATTCAAACTCCATAATATATAATTAATATAGATTTGTTTATATTAATTATAGTTCAATTTTTCTTAGTTTTGCGTATTGTATCTAGAATTAGGGAAATAACTACCAATCTTTCCTTTATAGCCAGGTTGCATATAAGGATGTATTCCCGGACTAGGAACATACGTTTGACTAGGACTTGCAGCTTTCTTAGGAGGAGCAACTGCGCCTCCACCTCTAACTCTGCGAAGAGCATCATTAACTACGTTTACGTCTTTGTAAGCAGTAAACGACATTAACTTATTGTCATAATTCATTGACCCAGTTCCAACATTATTTGTGCGACGATTGGATGTTATTTGTGATGCGTCGCGATTTGTAGAACCCATCCATTTCTTTTGAACAGGAGCATGGGTTCCATCAAAAACGGTAAGTCCACTCATACCAAAACGAGGCTTTTTTAATGCAGCAATAATTTGTGTATTTGTTAAAGGTGTTGTATATGTTCTTTCATAAATTTTACGATTTAATTCAAAGTCACTAGTTGCATCAGATGTGCTATCTTTAAGAGGCATTGCTTTAATAGCAGATAATGCACCATTATTGATATCTTGTTTTATAAATACCGGATTGCTCATTATTATATACTAAGTATATAATAAAAATAAAAAATATAAATCTGTAATATAATGACTGCATGGTTAATTTGTAAAGGTCCTATTTTATTTTCATAATAAAATCACAATAACCTTCCGGAATAGGATTTATATCATAACCTAATTCAGTTAATTGTTTAAATATATCAGTTTTTACTAAATCATTAAATTTATACGTTTCAATAAGTATAGTTGGTTTACATTTTTTTATTAAGTTTATACAACCTTCTAATACTTCTATTTCCATATTTTCTACATCAATCTTTATCAGGCTAACGTTGTCAAAATTTAACACGTCAATAGGAATTAAATTAACTTTCAAACTATTATAGTTATCTTCCAATGTATCAACAATAGACGTTCCTCCAAAGTTTGTAGAACTAGTTAGGTCTATATTTCTAATTTTAACGGATTCAATTTTATTACCAGCGCCATAAGGGTATAATATAATTTTTTCACAAAGGTTATTGTCAACTATGTTTTTCAATAAAATATCACTATATATAGGTTCAAATGTGAAAATTTTATTACCCTCTGATATAATTTCTTCCATCAATAATGAAGTTGTACCTATATTTCCACCTAAATCTATCATGTTTGTATTTGGCTTGTAATTTTCTTGAATGTATTTTAACATCCAGTCTTCCCAATATGTCCCGTTTCTTATATAGGTTCCAATAATATTGTCACTTTTAATAAATGTTATACTTCTATTTCTTAGACGATTAGTATCTAATACACTTATATCAAATGAACTATTAAAAGCATATTGTGGTGAAAACATTTTTATATAATTATATTTAATTATATAAATATTAACGCTAATGATTAGATAGCACGAATACCACGGTGAACGGCCATTCTGGCAACAAAAGAACCATTGTGAACATCGCCACCAGACCCTAAATCATTGAAGTTTTGGTTAATGGCACTTTGTTTCTTGAACTTGGTGTAGTCAGAAGAATCAGGTACAAAACGTGTGTTGCAAACAGCGGCAGCAACGCCAGTGTTATCGCACTTTGAAATCATGCTTCCGAATGGTCCTTGTAAACCTGCACGTGTCTTGTTGATTTGATTAGAGCCACCACATACATAATTTTGACGACCTAAGAAATCTCCTAAATTGTTAATGGCGCGAAAAGGAGTTACAACGCGTTTGTAAGCATTTGCGGTTCCATCTGTTCCAACAGCACCACGGCCGTTCCATGAATCACGAAGAATTCTGCGAATCATAACATTTCCACTATCCTTATAGTTTGTTGCAGTTTGTTGGGGTGAATATCCATTGAATGGCCCACCTAAATTTGTTGAGCTATTAAATTTGGGAGTATATCCTCCACCTATAGGGGTTCCAAAACTATTAGACATATTTTAATTATAACATATCGTTATATTTTTTATGGCCTTAGTATATAATTTAATTAATAATAGATATGGATAATGATGAAGAGTTTGTAAAAGGAATAAATGATTTAGAAAAAGTCATTGAAAAACAGTCCATAATCTCTTTTGACCCAACTTGTGTTCGTCAAAAATCCAATTGGAGTAAACGTTCAAAAATATACCGTTTTGATGAATTAGATTTTGAACCTGAAACATTACTAAATGATATACCTGAAAAGTCACCAAAATTACATGTTCTATTAAAAAAGATAGAAGCCTTGGACAGAAGTGATATGAAAGAGCACGGTAAATTATTCAAGCATTTTATTTTCTCTGATTTGAAATCATCCTCTTATGGAGCTAAATTAATAGCTTCTGCTTTAATGGCTAAGGGTATGAATTTGGCATATGACGCCAAATTAAAACCTGGTATGAAAAAGAAACACAGTAAAGATGAAGAAAGTGACAGTGACAGTGATAGTAACAATGAAAGTGACGATGAAGATGAAGCAACACCTTTAAATTTGGTATCGTTAAATAAATTAAAAAAGGGTGGTGAAAGCGCAAAAAAACCTGCTAAAAAAGCAGTAAAGAAATACGAGAAAATAGAACTTCTTTCAAATACAGTGCTTAATAAAACACCCAACAATAACTTTTATTTATTATCCTCTGTTTCAGTATTTGACCAACCTATTAGCGTGCCACTTAAAAAGGAAATATTAAAGAACTTTAATTCACGCCCTGATAACATATATGGAAAAAACGCAAGAATTATTGTTATGGATAGTGGTTTTAAAGAGGGTATTGACCTTTTTGATATTAAATATGTGCATATTTTTGAGCCATCAACTGTTGCTGCTGACCAAAAGCAAGTCATTGGACGTGGTACTAGAACATGTGGACAAAAGGGATTAGATTTCCATCCTCAACAAGGTTGGCCACTCCACGTATTTGTATATGATTTGCAAATACCAGAAAAGTTGCAAGGCAGTTTTATGGGGACAAAAACCGCAATAGAATTGTATTTGAAATCTATGAATTTAGATATTCGCCTTTTAAAATTCGCTAGTGATTTGGAAAAGACTACTGTAGTTGGCTCAGTAGATTATGATTTAAATAAAAATATTCATAGTTTCTCTATTCCAATGGTTTCACTTACTGATAGTGACCATTTAAATGACCATTTACCTAAAGATGAAGAGGCTTTATACGATGGTGGTGCAAAAACATTAGTAATAAAACCGGGTCCACCATTGGTATATCCAGAACAAAAACGCTTAGGGTTTGAGGATATGCGTAGATATATTAAAGACCAATTTGGCGAATTTAAATGGACTGATGTTAAGATGGAGAACTTATGCGCAGATAAACAAGGTGGTGGGTCAGGGCAAATTATTAATTTTACACCTACACAAGATTTTATTCGCAATTATTTTACACCCACAAATCCTGTTAAAGGTATGTTGTTACACCATAGTGTCGGAACTGGAAAAACATGCTCAGCAATTGCAGCGGCCACTACAAATTTTGAGAAACAAGGTTATACAATTCTTTGGGTTACTCGCACAACACTTAAAAGCGATATTTGGAAGAATATGTTTGACCAAGTATGCAATGAAAGTATCCGTCATCAACTTACGAACTCAGGATTGCAAATTCCTAATGACCAAAATAAACGCATGCGATTGTTATCTAAGGCATGGAGCATTCGTCCTATGTCCTACAAACAATTTAGTAATTTAGTTTCTAAGCAAAATTCATTATACGATGCATTGGTAAAGAAAAATGGTAAAGAAGACCCATTGCGTAACACACTTTTGATTATTGATGAGGCTCATAAATTATATGGCGGCGGAGATTTATCCAGCATTGAAAGACCCGATATGAACGCTCTTCACCAAGCATTGATGTATTCTTACCAATATTCAGGACAAAACTCAGTGAAATTATTATTAATGACAGCCACGCCAGTAACAAATGACCCTATGGAACTTATTAAATTATTAAATTTATGTAAGGGCCCTGAGGAACAAATGCCTGCTGATTTTGATTCTTTTGCCAGAAAGTATTTGAATGATGATGGGGAATTTACAGATAAGGGCAGAGGTGAATATTTGGATGATATTGCAGGATATGTGAGTTATTTAAATCGTGAGAAAGATGCTCGGCAATTCTCACAACCTATTATTCATCACATTGAGGTTCCAATAGTAGCTGATATTGAAAAAGCAGAGAGATTTGATAAGAAAATCGTTAAGGATTTGATGGAATCCGATATTCCTGATTTAAAAAGACAAATCATAGAACAACAGAAGGAGCTCAAGGGTGAACTGACCGATTTAGACCCGAACCGTTTTAATTTTTTAAAAGAAGAAGTCTGTGGTGATTTAGATGGTAGAGAAGCAAAAGATTGTAATAAAATAGTAAAGCGCAATATTCGTGAATTAATCAATGAAGCCAAGTTAGAGGTCAAAAAAATACGTGATAAAATTAAAGAGGTTAGAGGCCTAATCAAAGAACGTAATAAATCAAAACAAGATGTATTGAAAGATGTCAAGGAAAACTCTGAAAAATATAAAGTTGAATACGAGAAGTATAAGGAATCATTGATGTATCAAATCAAGAACAAATGTGCCAAAAAGGTTACTAGAGCTAGTAAATTAGCAGAGGTTGTTGTACAACATCCTGCTATTGTTAGTTTTGATGAGAGGATTCAAGCATACAATGATAGAATTAGTGAATTAGAAGGTGAAATTAAAGGGCTTGCTGAGAATCATAGAAAGCGTTTGGACCATTTGAAAAAGATATTGAAGAAGGATTTGAGTGAGTTAGAACGTGGTGTTATTAAGAGCACTGTCTTAGACGATAAGAAAGAGTTTAAGAAACTATTAAAAATAAAAAACAAGAACTTAACAGTATCCAAACGTGATATAAATAAAAACATAAGGAGTATTCAACAGACCCGTAAAAAGTATGTTGCTAAGATACAAAAGGTAATGAAAAAGAAGATTAAAGAAGATACGAAAACACAAAAGAATATTGATAAGGAGGAGAAGAAATTACGTAAAACTTTGCGTAAGGAAGGAGCATATGAAGAGAATATACAACATGAGGTATTAACAAATTTGGTAGATAAATATCGTAATAAAATGTTGGAAAATTTACTAGATTATGATGAAGAAATAGTTGCCAAAGAACAAGATAAAGAAGAGAAAAAGCAAGCTAAACAGGCCGAAAAACAAAAGGTAGCTGCGCAAAAGAAAGAAGAGAAAGATAAATTACGTGAGACCAAAAAGGCCGAGAAAGAGAAAGCACAAGCCGATAAAAAAGCTGCTGCTGAAAAATTGCGTCAAACTAAGAAGGCAGATAAGGAGAAAGCTGCTGCTGATAAAAAGGTCGCTGCCGAGAAATTACGCGAATCTAAGAAGGCTGAGAAAGAAAAGGCTGCTGCAGATAAAAAAGCTGCGAAGAATAAGACAAAAAAGAATATGAAATAAGTTTAGGCCAATAAATAGAATTATTATAAATAAGATATATTTATAATAAATATGATGGAAAACACAGACGAATCCGAAAAACCGTTAACAAATGAATTTGTAGATAAAGTAACCCTAGAATTATTAATGAATAAAAATCATTATAATCGGTATCTTTCTCAAACAGACCCTAAAAAACATCAGGAACATTTGAATCATTTGGAAAAGATACGAAAATATAGGTCTAAGATAATGAATACAACAACCGATTTTTTGAATAATCCTGACCATCAAGTTACAACAGAAGTAAATGATGCATTTGACCATTATGTGCGAACATTAATTCGCCATTACGAATGTAAAGAAATGGAATTCCCTGAAGAATCTAACCAGGATGAAGATACGTTGTTTGGAAATATGGAGGAACCTCTTGTTGATGAGAACCCAACAATGAAATCCTATTGGGGCAAGCATAAAGTGCAAAAGAAATCCAGCAGTTATGGATTTCCAATGAATTATGTACCTCGTATAAAATCAGAGAATTTGGAAGAATTATGATGATATTTTTGTGAAAACAATAGATGCAGTAGCTTCACTTGGAGTAGAACCATTAGGTAATTTGCCTTTTAAAAATGTAGGGTCACCAATACGTGCGTCTATATCAGCTGACCAAAACCATAGAGAAATAGTATCGTTTAATGAAAGGTCTACTAATACAGTATTTGAAATTGTATATATATGATTCGTTTCAGGAGCTTCAACTAAAGTAGAAGAGCCTTGTATTTCATTTCCGTTTCTTGTTAACACTGTTGCACAGTCAGTGTTGGTTAATGGTAGTTGGTTACCACCTGACCTTACGTCTATTTTATATGTTAATAAATAGTATCCATTTGTAGGAACTATAAATCCAGTAGGATTTGAGAAACTAGGGTCAGTAACAGTAGTCCATCCAGAACCAGAAGGCCCTATTGGTTTGTTTTCAAAAAATACATATTGGAAATTTGTTACACTAGTATGATTTTGTAATAAATTACTCCATACAAATATAGACGATATAGCTGAACTAGACCCTGATGCGCCTGTAAAACCTTGAGGTCCTGTGTAACCAATAAGACCTTGTTCGCCAGTAGGCCCAGTTAGTCCAGCGTTACCAGTAGGACCAGTTAGTCCAGCGTTACCAGTAGGACCAGTTAGTCCATTTTTACCAGTGGGACCAGTTACTCCAGCGTTACCAGTAGGTCCAGGCAAGCCATTGCTTCCAGTTGGACCAGTTAGTCCAGCGTTACCAGTTGGTCCAGTTACTCCATCATTGCCAGTTGGTCCAGTAACACCTTCGTCTCCTGTAGGTCCTGGACTTCCGTCTGAACCCTGCTCCCCAGTAGGACCATGTTCTCCTTGTTCTCCTGGAGGACCTTGTTCACCTTCCTCTCCCTTACACCCTCGTTCACCTTTATCACCCTTTTCCCCTTTTTCTCCTCGTTCACCCTGTTCTCCTTTTTCACCACGATATCCCTTTTCACCCTGTTCTCCTTTTTCACCACGGTAACCTTTTTCACCTTTTTCACCATGACAACCTTTTTCACCATGATGACCTCTAGGCCCTGTAGGACCAACGCACCCATCCTCACCATCTTCACCATCTTCTCCATCCTCACCATCTTTTCCATCTTTACCATCCTCTCCATCACGTCCATCCTTACCATCTTTTCCATTTCTACCATCACGTCCATCTTCACCATCCTTACCATTTTCACCGTCCTTTCCATCTTTACCGTCTTTACCATCGCGGCCATCGCGACCATCTTCACCATCTTTACCATCCTTTCCATCCTCCCCATCGCGACCATCCTTACCGTCGCGACCACATTTACCGTCTTTACCGTTTTCACCATTCTTTCCATCTTCTCCATCACGGCCATGTTTACCATCTTTACCATCCCTGCAAGCACGGCTATTTTTACCAGATTTTCTGCGTTTATTTGGCTTATTGCATCTACTATTTCTTTTATAAGAACATTTTCTATCGTTATCGCAATCACTTTCGTTATCACAATTACGAGGTGGTTTATATGAGCATGAATCGTCGTCTGAATTGTAACAATCGTTCTTGGGCATATATAATTGATATTATATATATAAAATATATAATACTAAATATTATTCAAACATAATAATTCTAAAGCATTTACGCAGCCAAAAAAATTCAAAATATGTAAATACATAATTACTGTTGTAATTTAACAGTTTTATTTTTAACACATTTAAATTCGCTGTTGCGCACATATCCAGGTTTGCATTTAGCAACGCAACGCCGAGTTTTAGGATTACGTTCTTTTCCTTCAGGACATTCCAATGCGGCTTTGTCAACAACTTCGCTATGAACCTTTATCTTAACGCATTTGAATTCTTCATTACGAACATAACCAGGTTTGCATTTGGCAACACAACGACCAGTTTTAGGATTGCGTTCTTTATTTTCAGGACAGGAACTTTCAGACCGTTTTATATTTACGCATTTCCCTTTGGCGTTTTTAACCATTCCTTCAGGGCATTCATCTGGGTCTGTTGCAACAATAGCTTCGTTTGGTTTAACTATTTTTTGGAAAACATCTTCCTCTAAGATAGGAGATTTTTGTTCTATTTCAACCGAATCAACAACTATATGATTTAATAATTTCTTATTATATTTTTGCAGAAGGCCGCTTTTGTTAAGTATTTCTTCCATATTGTGAAGTAAATCACCAATAAAAGGTCTAAATTTCAATTCTGGTGAAATCATTTTATTATAAAACACAGTTAGTTCAGTTACCAATTGAGGTGGTAAGAATTTCTTCGCTGAATTAAACCAACAATTTAATGCAATTCCTAGACCAAACACATCTACTGTTTTTACACTTTTTTCTAGGAAGTCTTCGTAATCCATTTCAGGCATATTGTTTTTTAATGTGCGACCATACCCTGCAACATATTCCCTACAATCTGCTTGATACTTTGGTACAGCAGCGTATCTGTCCATTGCATAATAAAAAAAGGTTTTAATATGTTCATAATATTTACCGTTTTGCTTCTTAATTTCATTATGTATTTCGGATAATATTTCGTTTTGGTTTTCAGGAAAAATAATAACATTATTAAATTCTTTTTTATTAATAAATTCATACTCCCATGGGAAAGACCAATGAAACATTGCGAAATTGTAACTAGATTTTCTAGCTTCAGTAATAATTTTTTTCCTTGAAGCCATTAATCCAAAATCAATAAAGTTTAATCGGTTTGTCGTTTCGTTATAAACAACGTTTTGTGGTTTTAAATCGTGATGCACTAAGCCATTCTCTTCAAATATTTTTAATCCTTTAAAAAGTCGCATAGATTCCAAAAGGAATTTTTCACATAGTTCAGTACTCATCTCAGATAGCGACCAATTTTTCATCTTTTTCGTATATTGTTCTAAATTTATACCTCCATTATTCATAATAAGTAATTTATATTTATCTAAACTCTTTAAAACATCACTACCAATTTTGCACTTTTGAATAGACATTAAATTAATCGCATTTTTTTTATCTAATTTACAGTCTTCCGGCTTTCCTAAATAATAATCATTGTTTTTGTCAGCCTTAACAACTTTATCATATTCTTTTAATTCATTATTTGCGTCTGTATTTTTTAATAGTTTTGATACTTTATTTAAATATGAGATTGAAGGAGCATCTTTACATTTTAAACTAGGACTATGTACACAACCATATGTTCCTTCTCCTACTACTTCTGGATTTTTATTAGACATATGATTAAATTAATATATATTAATAGAGTATTTTTATTATGATATAGATATTAAAATTACCTTCCCATCTTGACAATCATTTTTACAATAATCGGTAATTGTTTGGTGATTACCCGATGACAAACATTTATTTTTTTTATAACATCTATTGTTTTTTTGGGAACAACTTGTGTGTCTATTCTTGCAACACTGTTTACGCTTCTTTTTCTCACAATGTCTGCATTCACATTCTTTTGAACTATCAACAGAACTCTCATCTGAGCTTTCGCAATGACACCTATTTTTTGGCATTATATAATATGTAAATAGTTTCTAAATAATTAAAACATTGTGACGAGCGCACACATATCAATAGTATGATTTAATATTTTACAATTGTGTTTTCATGAATCGCATTTATTTTCCTACCCTATTATATATGAAAAGAAACATCAAATCAAAAAGAAATAATAGAACCTATAGAAAAAAAATGGTGAAAAAAGTTGGTGGAAAAACATTTAAAGCAATGAATTGTAGTCCAATGGTTGATAAAAATACACCTGTTAAAGGTAGTTGCTTTACAGCGGATGTTTTGGAACTATTAAAAAAGTCATACAATAAACATAACCCAAATAATATGATTAATACAAACAACCCTACAAAAATATGGAGTGAGTTAAAAATTAGATTAAGAACATGTAGCAAAGAAGATTGTTGGTTAGAGGAGATAGAAGATAAGGCAGTACGTAAAAGATTAGATGAATATATTTTTGCACCCGACCATCCAGATGATTGGAACGCAAATCCAGATGAATGGTTATCTAATTTTGACATACGTGATGTCTTAAAGCAATACATGGTAAAATATCCTAATTTTTATGCACCAGACCCATCACCTATTGATTATGATACGAAACCTAGCGATATGTTTGGACAATGCGTATCAAATGAACTATGCACATTTAATTTAGAAAAACATATAAAAAAGGGTAAAACGAAATTTGGTATAGTATTTAACGTATCACCACATACAAGCAGTGGTAGTCACTGGGTAACTTTATTTGTAGATACAGACGATGAATTCATATTTTATATGGATAGCGCTGGTAACAAAATACCTAAGCAAATAAACAAATTAGTAGACACAATAACACAACAAGGTTTAGCAATGAATCCTCCTGTAAAATTACATTATTATGAAAATTGTCCATTAGAACATCAAATGGGCACTACAGAGTGTGGGATGTTTGCACTTTATTTTATAATAACAATGTTGTCAAATCGCGCTGAAACTAAAGTATTTACAAATTACGTTGATAAAATAAAGTTTTTTAAGGATAAACGAATTCCCGATAAATATGTGTT